CCCGCCATTTTTTTAATCACATCAGGAACATACGGCGACACAGTTTCAACGACATTTTGCACCGTAGGCGTACCAGCAATGACATCAGCGACTTCTGTTCCAGGTGCTAAAATGTTTGGTTGTCCATCAACAGGCACAACAGGTGTATCACTTGGTTGTTCTTGCAAGCTAGATGTACTTAACGGGCTATCAAAAGCGCCAGAGTCGCGTATTGTCTGAGCCGCAGCGTATTCCTCTGGCTTTAATTTTTCTAAAGTCGGGTCAGATAGAATTAACTTTGCTGCTTCTATTTGAGTTTTTGTATAAGTCTCTGCCATGTTCGCACCTATTGTGGTGTTAAAGCCCTTAATGCCGCCCGTTTTTCTGGCGATAATAAAATGTAGTCATAACCAAAATTATCTGTTGGTAATTCGTTTGGCTTAGTCATCTTGTAACGAGTTTCATATTGCACCCATGCGTTTTGTGCAAAATTGGTTAGGTTAGTTATAAAGGTGGCTGGATTTGATTGATTAGCACCTATCTGTTTCATACGATTAGCAACGTCTGAGTTACTAATTGTATTGCCACCTTCTTGCGCTGCTGCTGCGCCATAGGCTAGGCCGATTATCAAAGAATTTAACTCTGCCGCAGCTTCACCAGCACCAACAAAACCATAGGTTTTAAGCGCATCTTGAATTTCTGCACTGTTTGGGTCAAAACCTTCATTACTTTGTATCATGCCTTTTGCGATGAGTTTTTTTGCGGCATCTATGTCGTATGCCAAACTCGTTGCAAATGCGGCTAGTTTACTTGGGTTACTCAAAGCGGCTGGGTCTTGCTCAACAATATCAATAGCTTTAGTAATAGTTTCAAACAGACCTGACGTAGCTACACCAGATTCGATTAATGCTCGTTGTGCTGCGTTACCGCCGACTAAATCTTCTGCTGAACCAGCTTGCACAGAAGCCCTATATATCATTTCAGGCACTTCACTCGGACTTAATTCTCTGCTTGTGTCCTGTGAGTCGTAAAATTTGCCATTTTTATTATTAAAGAAAACTGATTGCTGTACGCCTTGATTATTTTGACCTTGAAACAGCGAAAAATCTTTTTTCTCTGTCACTTCATTCCAAATATTTTTTAAACCATCTTCTCCGAGCTTGGCAAAATCATCTTCACTTATATTTGCGAATTGAGTATTGACTAACAATGGCTTTAAAACATTGCGCATAGCAGAAAGCTCACCCGCTTCTCTATTGAGTTGATCTGCTCTTGCTGTGTTGAACATAGTTGTTGAAAGAGCTTGTGCTTCTGCGATGTCTGTTGCTCGCATCCTTTCAGCCATCATTGCGCCAAAATTAGGATTTACTTTTGTCAATTCTTGCACAACCCTAGCCCTGCTTTGCGGTGTTCCATCATAGTTTGCTAATGCTTTATCAAACAGTTCACCCTCTGTTTCTAACCCTGTCACGCCAAGCGACATAGCTCCTTTACGCACGTTATCGACTACGCTAGGAATGTTCCCTGCAACGCCTTGAGCTAGGCTTGCGATTGCTGGCGGCAAACCTGTAAATTGCTGGCCTAAAATCTGGCCTTGTTGCATCTGACGCATTTGCGTCTGCAAAGGTGTCTCAAGACCTAACTCTGCCCTAATGTTTGGTAATCCAGCCGTGGCAATATCTGTTAATTTCATCTCTATACCCCTAATTAAATCCAGGCAACGTAAAACCACCAGTTCTTAGCGCACCTGGAGCATTAAACACAGCATTTAAAGCATCGTTACCAAAGTCGATACCACCAGAGTTTGCATTACTTAACGCGGCTGCGTTTTCTGTTGCGTTTGCATTTCTATCCGCAATCATTAAATCAAACAGACCTTTTAGCGTTTGATTACGCAAGTTAGTTGCCGCGCTTTGTGCGCCTAAGTCATAAGCCATTTGCGATTGCCCAAGACCTAATCCGTATTGACCAAGCTGCCTACCAGCCGTTGTCGCCATATCCGCAATATTTAATGAAGGCTGTATTGCTTGCAGCAACGCGGTTTGTGGTGTGTAAGACTGACCGAGGAATTGCGTGGCAATGTTAGCGCCAAGCTGCTTTTCACGCGCTTGTTGCTGCAATGCTGCAAGACGAGCATTTGACCGTGCTTGTGCGTCTGTCCGAGCTAATTGCATCGCAGAAAGAGCATCACGCCCTTTTTGCTCCTCAATGGCTTTGGATAAAGCAAGTTGCTCTGGTGAGCCACCAAACTGCGCCGTTCTTAACCCTTGCCGACCTTGCGCAATTAAATTTTGATTTAACGCCAGTTGCGCCCGTTCCTGTTCTGGCTGCCGTAGAGCTTGCAATCGGTCAAACGCTGTTTGCTCAGTTGCCGCAAGATTTTCTGCTCGCATCGGCCCTTCAAGCATATTAATTAAAGCTGCTTGCTCAGAGCGTAAGTCTTGTTCCATTTCGCCAGTTTCGGGGTTTAATGTTCCAAATTGACCACGGCCTAATACAGCGTCTACGAGAGTCGAGCCACCTGTACGCAAACTTTCTTCTACGGCTTGTTGTTCAGGTGATAACGCAAAAGAAGATGTACCTTGTGCGTTTGTGGTGAACGTGCCTGGAATTGCTGAAACATTGAAAGGCTTGAAACGTGTGTCGCCAGCAATCGTATTATATAAACCGCCTTCGGGTAGCCCTATAAACTTTTTAGCATCATCGCCCAAGCCTTCAAGCGCCTTTATTGCCGCTTCTTGATTGGCGAGTTGACCAGCTACCCCTAACGCTGTTCTGTTCCTATCAAGGAAATTAACGCCTGAATCTATCATTTCTTGCAAGGTCATCAGTATGTCCCTCCGTCAATCGTAGTGACGGTCAATGTGCCTGAAACTGTTAGGTCAGTCACAGTAGTCGTGCCAGTAAATGTCGGGCTTGCTGCATCGCTTTTCGAATTGATTGCGGTTTGCAAATTTCCCATTTCAACGCCTATGGCTGTTGCTTTCACGATTTTGTTGGGATTACCGCTAGGCAGCGAATCGAAACTAGACCACGCATAGCTTGGCGTATAATTACTCATTAGTTAATCCTCCCAATCGTGCTTTGAATATTTAATTCTTGAAATGCTATTTCTTGGCCTGAAACTGTGGTTGTAATTCCGACTTGTACTACAGAACCAGAGCCACCCGTGTTTATCTTTTGTTGATTTATAAGACTTGCATCTGACGAATACTCAGCGGTAGTGTTGTATTCACTTATATTGTATTGAGCAGCGTTAAATCCAGGCAACGTGTAAACCTGTACGCGATAATTCCCTCGGTAGTCGTAAGCCCAATTCAGTGTCACATTAGCACCCGCACCGCTAAAGGTAGTGACATTGACCTTTTTTAAAAATTTGAGCCTTGAGCTATCGCCAAAACTTAGTGGGTGCGAAAAATACTGTAGCGTATAACTTCCCGTATCATCTGTGTAACTGGTGTATTTCGCTAACCCAGTTGCAACACCTATATATAGCTCATCATCATCAGTAACCGTAAAGCACAAAGGTTTTATGCCTGTCCATGTCGTTGTTCTATAACTGCCGTTTTGCAAGGGGTAGCGCGTATCAAAACAATAAACTACCCCTACAGTCGGAAAGTTGATTAGAAAAAATGCGTTGTTAGCATCATAAACAGTTTTGATATCACCCGTTTCAGCTTGTACGCGAGACTTTATTTCACTGTTGACGTTTTGAGAAACATCGCCTATCGGTGATGATTTTTCTTGAATCGTTCGACTAAGACTTCTTACGCCAGAAAAGTCTAAAAACAATATATCTTTTCCGTCTGACTGAATCGCATCTCTACCAACGCAACCGATGTTTAAAATGGTGTCGGAGAGTGTCATTGTCGATGGATCACCCGCACCAGAGTAAACTAAGATGCTTCTCCGTCCGAGAATTATGAGGAAATTGTTGTGCGCTGCTAGTGCTGTGATTTCATCAAAGCCGCTAGGAAAAACAGTGGTAAGGTCTAGTGAACCACTTGTGCCAGCGTTCCAGCTAACACCATTTAAACTATCAGACCAATAAAGCGTTTGCTTATTACCCGTTACGTCAGCGGCCCAAATGCGTCCAAACGCAGCCATGCAAACATGGGCATCTGGCGGCGTACCAAGCGCAGATCCATGACCAGCAATAGTCGTTAAAGCTGTTGTGCCAGCGTCATAGACTAAAGGGTTATGCCCCCGCTGAAAAAAGTAAAACTTGTCAGCTAAACTAGCCATTGACCAATTATTAGCGGTAATTATCAAACTACCAGTTATGTCTGTTAGGGTACTTGTTCCGCTAAAAATCTTATTATTTCCAGTACTGAATACGATTTTAGTACCGTCTGTTTGCACAAATTCACCAACAGATTCTATGCCATCACTTGAGCCTAAGACTGCTGCGCCATTTGATGAAACCATCGTGTAGCCTTTTCGCGCTGCAATTCTTCCTTCCTTGTCAATAACGCAGTTATCAGCAATAGACGCAAAAGAGGGTTGTTGTTGCAAGGGAGCATCTTGCGTATTTATTCCCGCAAATCCAGGAGCAGTTATGCTAATACTTTGAAGTGGTTGCGCCATCTAGCAAGCCTCAAAAGTTAGTTCGCTGGGATATCTGTTCGCATCTATCGCTATAGCGTCAGATAAAGCAATGTTCGCCAAGCCAAACTGTTCAGCCGCAGATTGACCACCTGTTTCACCCCTTTCTCGTAAAGCAAGACCATAAGCAAGTTGCAATACAGGATTGCTAGGACAACTTAAATTAGTTGCATCAGCGGTCAGCTTTGCTTGTGGGCTAACCATGTCAAAGCGCATGGCATAAACGCCGTCAGGTTTAGGGTAAACATCTACCTGTAAATCACCGTTTGCGTCAGTGCTATTAAAGGTGAAGTAGTTGGGGCTTCCAGAGGCAGGGTCGGCATTGTAAAACTGCGAGTTAAAAAATGTCTTCGTCCGTTGCTGCATAAAAAGATTGCTTGTGTCATTCATCGCTTCTTTAAATATAGAATCTTGTTTAGCGCCAGTAAGCGAATAAGTATAGGTTGCTGCCACGGTGTTAAAAGTGATTGTGTTCCGCAGAGCAGACCATTCCCACGATGATTCCACAGTTGTCTTCGCGTCATTAATAAGGTCGCCTATCATTGACGAGTAATCAGTTTCGTTTGCGGTTGATACAGTGTTTTCCCGCAATCGTCTTAGCACACCGTTTATCAATTCAAGATAAGTCATACGATGTTTCTCCAATTATTGTCAGCTATCATTGCCCGTTCTACTAATGTACCTCTAGTTACTGGCACTTCTGGTATGTCCATTTGGAACAAATAAGAGTCAGATATTGGTGTAGAGATTATTGGTACAGCATTTTTCCCTGCAATTCCTTGTATCCCTTGTAATCCTCTTTCGCCGCGTTCACCTTGTGGGCCTGGAATTGGTATGTTGAATATATTTGGCACTTTGTCGTCCACGTTGACTGTGCCTGTGCCTGATTGATCTAACACACTTCCTTGACTCACAACGCCACCAGCAGGGACGTTTCCTGTCGGCACATTCCCAGTTGGCACGTTTCCTGTAGGGACATTTCCTGTCGGTACGTTTCCTGTCGGTACGTTTCCTGTCGGTACGTTTCCTGTTGGTACGTTGCTAGTAGCTCCA